ATTCTTGGTAAGGTTTGCTATTTCAGTAAGCATTCGATTAGTATCTGATGGCATATAAGAATATATTTTTTTATCCTTGTCGGACTAACTATATATCTAAAGATAGTAATATCTATTTTTAAGATCCCCCGTTAGTAAGATTAAAGATCTCAGATTTCCCACTTTCGTCTAATGCCTTTTTATTTTCCTTCTCGACATACTTGTTAAGCATATCTACCCAGATTTGATATTCATAAAAAGGTATAGACTCCAACCAAGCAGGGTCAACCCCATGCTCTTTCCAGAGTCTAAATTTTAAATCAAAATAATTCTCTAAAGATATCTGAAATAACGAAAAGAGATCTGAACCCGCCGGGAAAGTAAATCGGGGCGGTGACCTCCCCATCACCGCAAGTATCGCACTTAACCTTTAACCTTAAATTAGTACCTATTCTTATTTTTTCCGAGAGTCCTAGATAAGCAGAAAATTCCTCTTTGGTCCATTCTTCGTTAGAAGTTATCATCGCTTCTTTTATTTTAAAGTAATCGAGGTTTACCCAATCATTAAAATAAAACGGAGCTATTTTTATAAAACTCTCGTCGACATCATCACCCTTTTTTACAGCATCCTTTACAAAATTGGATATTGCACGAGTAACTCCTATTGAGGGGGGTGTCATTTTAATAGTCTTACCAATTCTTCGCATATGGAAAGTAAACATTCTTTCCGACGGAGAGTAGTATTCCATAAGTTTACTGTCAATGTCATAGTTACTTAATACTCCGCTCCTAAGCTCTATTCCCTCCATACCTGGACATCCTTCTGTGGTACATCCATTATCGGTATTTATGATAATTCGGTTTTCACCCTTTACGAAGGTAAGGTCCCTTATTGCCATTATAACGAAAAATCTATCCTCTTGCTTCAAATCCTTGTACGAAACAAGCCCACCATGTTCAGAAAACTTGATCTTACAACATGAATCCAATATGAAATTAAGCTTATTGTCAATATCAAGCATATCATCCTCATCGATTGTTGAGAATTGTCGTATCTCTTTCACCTCAGAAGGTCTAATAGCTATTCTCGTACCCTCCGGATAGAAAAGACCCTTTGACGGGATCATGTGCATAGGAAGGTTTTTCCACCCAATATCCAAAGGCCTAGACTCAGGCTCAATTTGAGGGGGATCGTTAGGTTGGGGGATGTCCGGCTGTTCGTTAACCGGGTTTGGTTTGGGTGAATCTGTAGTACTATCTACATAAGGAGATTGAGAGTACACATTCTCAGGTGTATCCGAATCCAGGTTAAGCCCAGAAGGATCATCATAAGAAATACCACCAGCTATTTCTTTTTCTCTAAGTATTTCTTCAGGAGAAAGATTTTGGTCAGACATGTTCTTTTTTTTCTTTATATACCACCATGGTATAAAAATCAAGAATTATAGAATAAGGATTAGGATAAGTTCCGATTATAAGAATAGATCTCTCCAGTAATCAGACTTCCAAGTGGTATCTATAGTGTATATAGCATCACCGCTCTCATATGAAAGATTCATTGGTGTAATTGGTTCGATCAAGAAGCAGTTATTGAGCGTAATTCTTCTGAACACGTCACCTTGTTTATTAAATATAGAAACCACCATAGACCCAACGTAATCTCTTTTAAGTCCCATTGCTCCTGTTAATGGATTATATATAAGGTCCGACCACTGTCTAAGTATCTTATAAAGAGTCATGGAATTATTATCACTCAAGTTAACTTCGAAGCTCATATTGAACTGTACATCAGAAGTTGAAGGTTCACCTCCAGCATATCTTCTTTCAGCAAACTTGTAGTACTGTGTAACAGCATCAGAAGGTTGTATATCTACCTGTAGAGCACTAACGCTCTTAACTTGTTGGGTTAATATACTTTCGCCGTTAAATGTCGTATTTGCAAGTGCTACGGAAGAAGGCGGGGTAATAAGAACCTCAAACTGGTTTAAAAAAACCGGTTCGTAGTTATTTCTTGCTGCCTTAGAATTATTAAAGTGTGGTAAACCTGCCATTTATGCCTAATTTTTTTATAAGAATAGATCGTTCCAGTAATCTACTGCCCAAGTCATATTTATTTCATAGAGTGTATTACCATTTACATACTCAAGTTCCATAGGATCAATAGCCTTTAAAGGAAAACAATCTGCAAAAGTCATTCTTCTGAATACGTCTCCGTTTTTATTAAATACAGAAACCACTATAGTACCAGTGTAATCTGCTTTTATTCCCTGAGCTCCAGTTAGTGGATTGTATATAAGATCTGTCCATTGACGGAGTGTTTTGAATACATACATTGAGTTTGCATCGTCAAGGTTAACAGTAAATTTTAATCCCAAATCTAGTGTAGTAGTATCAGGTTTTCCACCAGCATAGTTTCTTTTAGCAAATTTATACTTCTGAGAAACAAAGCTTGGGTTTTTATCAACGTCCAATCCACTAACAGAAACAACGTGCTCCAATAAAACTGGGCCTCCAGCAACTGCTGCAGGTGGTATTACAGTTACCTCAAACTGGTTAAGGTAAACCGGTTCAAACTTGTTTACCGAGTTTAATGAATTCTGATAATGTGGTAATCCAGCCATTTAGATTAAATCCTTTTTTTTATATTTATCCAGTTTATCAATTTTATCTAAATTAAGCGAATTGGATAAATCCTCCTGCCGCAATTCCACCTGTTCTAGTAACAGTTATTCTATTTACGAACTTCTGTATTCCTCTAGCAGGTTCGATAATCACGTCAATGATACCTATGTTTTGATCGATAATAGAAGGTGGGTTATTCGAAGAATCCATAATAACTTGGTATGCGTAAATACCACCTCCAGCTCTTACACCGTCTAGGTAATTATCAACTAATGTTTTTATCTCCAGCCTAATCGAATCTTCATTGAAGTCGAATAGGTAATTTGCCATGATTTCTTCGACATCGTTTTCTACACTAATCAATAGATCTCTTACGTGTACAAGGTTAAATGCAGAATTAACAGTCTGATAAGCTGTCTGGTTACCAAATATTACTACTCCAAGTCCTCTCCTCTTAATGATAGGGTTTAATCCAACCGGCTCTATCCATCCTCTATCATCATCAGTAAAGTCATATTCAAGACCAACTAAATTTTGTCCCGAAATAACCCCTCTTTTTTGACCAGCAATAATACTGTAAGGTTCTCCATTTGAGAATTTCCTAACAAAGTTGTTAGAAATATAAGCAGCAGGCGGAACGTTTATATTTTTGTTGTTCTCTCTTAAAGTAAGATAAGGTGTATAGAAAGCAGCGTATTTAGATCCTTGATCCTCTGTAGGTAATGTAAATGTATACGAAGGATTTAGTGCTAAGTTACCTCCTTCTGCAATATACCTTGCCTCCAAAGAAGGATAAGGATCGGTAGCAGTTGGTGCATCAGTAAACCTAGGATCAGTTGATGACCTAAATTGTGCCATTGACGGAGCATTAATTAAAGCCAAAGCTTTTTGTCTCATCATAGCCAGCTTACTTAACTGATATTTAGAGTTAGGTAATATCTGTCCACTGAACGTATCTACGATGTATCTGAATGATATTACATCCTTAGCAGCTAATGTTGCTGCAATGTTCGTATTATACATAACATCCAATATCTCAGAAACTCTAGCATCAGTACCATTAGGTCTATGAGAATCTTTCATTGTAAATCCTTTCAGATATGTAAAGTCAAATGATCTAGTAAATTGAGGTATTGACTTAAATTTCTGAACTTGTATAGGACTTCCTGAATAGTATAACAAAGGTCTTGCTGTTGTTACCTGAACAACATTTGCAGTAGCTGTTTGTGATACTGTCGTTACCCTAGTTAATCTATTTTGCCTATTAGCTCCTACTGTTTCACAAACATCAAGGTCTGTTGATACTAGCAAATCCCCAACTGAGATCGGTGAAGATGGTGTAGAAGAAATAGTGAAGTTAGTTGGGTCTATTTGGGTTATTACATCGATAAACTCATTTATAGAACCGACCGATGAAATAATATCAGTCTTACCACTACTTACGGTGTTTCCTATGTTATCAGAAGCATATACGCTTCCAAAGTTAGGGTAGTCAGTTAATTGTGATGGACTTTGTCTAGACACATTGTTGAAAGTTCTAGCATACGATACATCAAACTGATCCCTATCTATTGTTGATTCATATGATAGGTAATTTACTGAAGATCCAGTAGAATCAAGCCATATTTGATCTCCGTCTTCTAGCTCGCCATATAAAAGGTCCTGGTAGAATGATGTTGTTAACTGACCAGTAAGAACTTTAGTTGGGGTACCTGCAGTACCACCAGTTGCAGGATCTACGTCGATCCTGTCTAAATAATCAGAATTAGCTATTTGGTAATAGCCAGAAGAAATGTTACCCGAGGTAGCACCTACCATATCATCATATGGGGTTACCGAAATTCCCTGTGCAGCATATGAGGTATTATCTAGTGGGTGAGTCCATGTTAATAATACATTTCCTGAAGTTTGTATAACACCAGAGATTTTAAGTTTTACTAGGTCATCTTCAACAAATTGATTTATGACAGATCCAGTTAGTCCCGAAATCCCAGTTACAGTTCCAATTATGTAAGGTGAAGCTGTAGCGGTTGGGGTTGCGAAGCTTATCAACTCATTCTTTTCAGCAGTTGTTAATGAAGCTCCAGTGACGCCAGTGTTTGTTACTATGTAGTGCAAGCCACCATATTTAAGAGATGCATCATAAGCATCAAAAGCAGTCGCTCCTATACCAAATGTAGAGGTTGCACCAACCGTAAATAGTGTACCAACGCTTATAGAATCTGGAGATGCCCCAGTAGCAGCAGTGATGGTTGTTGTTTTCTGTGTGTATAGATAATCAGCAGTAAGATTTTGATCGTAACTTAAGAAATTAAGTCTTGCGTCAGTAATATCTCTATCTGCAGTAAGCTCATCTATAAGGTGATGACCAACAAGATCAATCTTAAATGCATTGTTACAAAGATTTTCCATTGCATCCTCGTCAACTGCACAGAAAAGACCCGTTGATGGTGTATTGTTGTTTATTAGAGTTTGTATATACTGGTTGTTACCATTAAGATCAACGAAATCAGGTATAATACAACCACTAGTTGAAGTAACTATATTAACATCCGGCTGAGAAAGAAAGTTGTTTATCTGACTCTTTATAAATCCATTTCTTGTGAAGAAAGCACTCCATTTAGGATCTAATGAAAGTGTCTCGTAATCACTCCAGTCACCCGAAACTGCAATTACATCTATAAAATAATCAGAGATGTAATCATATGGATGCATAAAGCTAGGGACATTTTCCGATCCATACCAATCTACTGCAAAAATATCAAATCCTTGTAGGGGTTGTATTGCATCGGAGGATTTCTTTACGATAATACTCATCGAGTCTTTTCCTATATTGACAAGGTTGAAAAGTCTTCCCGTATCAACAGCAGACATTGTTGCTAGGAAATAGTTCGTATCGGCAAACCAAAACCTCTCCTTATTAAAGAATGAGGAATATAATTTAGACGTTAACACACCATTAGATTGTTCAGTATCCACGGAGTAACCGAAATAATCTACAACGTCAGCATTAGCGCTTTCGATGTCATCATTTAAATTCATCAGGTTCAGTGCGAATACTGGTCCTGTGTTTAAACAAGCGAAAATAGATCTATGGAAGTAAGATCCTTTTGCTTCTAAAGTTTTGTCTATTTCTCCGAAAATTGCAACCGCAGTACTTACATCCGGTAAGTAAACTGGTGCATTAAAGGGTCCTTTATTCGAAAATCCCACCACTAGTCTTATGGTCTGGGAAGTTAGAATGACATTTTCCGAAGCGTCAAATTCCAACGTATAGACCCCAGATGCTTTAAATTGGGATAGATCAAGTTTGATTTTCTTTGCCATTATGCTACAAGAGATATTTTTGTCTAGTATATATCTAACCAGTAACAAACATTTTTGAATGCTACTTTGTTAGTAATACTATATATCAGATTGCTTATCCGGTTTAGAGCAATTGGTTGAAGGAACTATAGAATCCACCCTGCTTAGTTCCCGCATTTTCCGAGTTACCGTCAGTCAATTTTAAATCTATCAATTCACGATACGAATCATTAAGGCTATCATAAAGCTCGCCAACCAACTCAAAAAAATCGGACGATTGGAAAATACCAGCAAGGTTAACGATGGTCATTGCAACATCATCGTGACCAGACTGACTAGAGTATGTTCCCCTGCCATTTAAACCAAATGAGAATAATTCAGGTATTG